CAGGACCACCGCGTGACGGCCACAAGGGTCCGCATCGACGGCGAGTTGACCAACGTATACCTAGGTTTGAAGTTAAAACCCAAGGCGCAGAAGTACGTAGACAGCATTAGCAACTTTGAACGCGAGGAGATATTTTGAACAACAACTACTACCACGTTGACGTCGGGTTCTTTCCGGTGCCTGTAAAGATGTGTTTTACATCCAAGGCATTTTACAAAGTACTCAAAGACCACGGCATCACAGCACAGCCAGAGATGGCGCCACTGGAGTTGGGCATCGCAGAAACGCACAGCTTTTCTTCAACCAAGGAGGCCATCATTGTTGTGGTGTTCAACCTTGTTGAGTGTGTCGACAACGCGGCCCTACTGGCCAGTGTTGTGGCGCACGAATCAACCCATGTGATCTCGCGCATACTAGACCACATTGGTGAGGACGTAGAGGACTTTGGAGAAGAGTCACGGGCGTACCTGACCGAGTGGTTGGTGCGTCAAATGTTCACAGCGTGTTTAGCGGAGGTTGGTCGAATTGCAAAACGAAAAGAAAATCGAACAAAGGTTGGTCAAAAAGGTCAAGGAGAAGGGGGGCCTGTGCCTGAAGTGGGTGAGCCCGTCGACGACGGGGGTGCCGGACAGGCTAGTGATTTACAAGGGCCAGATAATCCCAGTGGAGTTGAAGGACCCAAAGGGGCACTTAAGCGCAAGGCAGGAGTTCATGATAGCAGTGTTGCTCAGTCAGGGGGTGCTAACGCACGTCTTAATGAGCGAAGAGCAGGTAGACGAATTCGTTGATGACCTATGACCGACGACGAAGTGCACGAGGCTAAGAAGCGCAACCACATTGCGAAGGCGCTGTATAACATCAAGCGACGCGCAAAGGAGGCGGGGATTCCATTTGAGTTGGACCACAACTACCTGTGTGCGATCGCGCCTGAGTACTGCCCAATCTTCAGGACCAAAATTCTTTGGGGGTTTGGGCACTCAGGTACTGTTGGGTCAAGCGGGCCGGACTCACCCAGTCTGGACCGCATCATTCCAGAAAAAGGCTACGTGAAAGGCAACGTCGCATGGTTAAGCAACAAGGCAAACATGATCAAGTCCAACGCAACACAAGAGGACCTTTACAAGGTTGCGGACTGGACACACGAAAAGATAAAGGAGGTGAATAATGGAGGTGCACGACCGCCCCCCATTGGCGACCCTGCAAATACCTACATCACTCGTCCGGTACGCCATCGGATTGTTAACGACGTTTCAGCAAGGGAAAGAGCAGGCTACTGATGTTGACATTAAACAATTTACACCCCTACCAACAGCGGCTAGTTGGGGAGAGCAAAACACAACCCCACATGGGCCTGTTGATGGACATGGGGTTGGGCAAGACAATCACGGCACTGACAATAATCAGCCAACTTGAGGGCAAGACGCTGATCATTGGACCAAAGGCCGTAGTTAAAAACGTTTGGAAACAAGAGGCACAAAATTGGACACACACAGAAAAGATGAAGTTTGCCCTCATTGTGGGAAGCCCACAGGAGAGGATGAAGGCGTTGCAGAGCGATTCGACCGTGTATTTGATCAATGTCGAGAACGTGGTATGGCTGTTCGAGCAAGCCTCATTGCCGCGTTGGCAGACATTAGTGATCGACGAGTCAAGCAGGTTCAAAAACCCGTCGTCAAAACGGTGGAAGACGTTGAAAGCGCACTTAAAAACTTTCGAGCATCGGTACATCCTGACGGGTACACCAACCCCAAAGTCGTACCTAGATTTGTGGACTCAGGTTGGCATATTAGATTTGGGCCAACGTCTCGGGAAATCGATGACTTCATACAAGGAGAAGTTCTTCGAGGCCGACGCGAGAGACCGTAGGACGGGCGTGGTGTGGAGTTGGAAGTTAAAGCCCAACGCCAAGGAACAGATCGACGCCCTGATCGGGGACATTTGCGTGTCCCTGCGCAAGGAGGACTACTTGACCATGCCACTGCGTCAGGACATTGTGCACACCATTGAGTGGGAGAAGGCGGCCAAGCAGGCCTACAACACCATGCGCAAAGACATGGTGGTGCAGGTCGACGAGGAGACCCTCACAGCGGCCACGGCCGGCGTGCTCACAGGCAAGTTGTTGCAAATGACCGCGGGGTCAATCTACTCTGAAACCAAGGAGGTCATCCACATCCACGACACCAAACTGGAGTACCTGACCGACATGTTGGAGGACACACCCACCATTGTGTTCTACAACTTCAAACACAGCCTAAAACGGCTTCAGGGCGCGATTCCTGAGGCGGTGCTACTTGACCCTGACGACGAGAAAACAATCGCCCTATGGCGCTCTGGTAAGGTCTCAGTGCTACTTTGCCACCCCAAGAGCGTGGGTATTGGCCTAAACCTGCAGTGCAACGTGGGCGACACGGCCCAGATCGTTTGGTTCGACCTGCCGTGGTCCAGTGAAGACTACCTACAAGCCAACGCGCGCCTGTTCAGACAGGGACAAGAAAAGCCTGTGATTATTCATCACCTGACCATGCAAAAAAGTATTGACAGTCAGGTCATGGATGTGCTAGAAGGGAAGATCGACATGCAAAACGCGTTAATGAACGCACTGAAACTTCAATGATCAAAATCAACGCCACCATCCGCAGGCTTTCAGACGAAGAGCCGGATCCTCTTGAGCACGAGGATTCGTCCTCGGAACCTACAACCGGCGGCGCAGGGTGGGCGCCGTGGGGCCCAGACACCATTCAGGACGTGTACAACGTCGTGGCCGAGAAGCTGACCCCACAGCAGAGGGAAATCATTGAGGCGCATTTAGCAGGATACAACTACCACGACTTGGCGGTTACCCAGAAGTATTGGAGATACCACTACAGCGCGGCAATCAACAAGATACGAAAGGAGTTAAAATTGTGAACGGGTACATAGTGGAGTACGTCAACCATGGGTGGCCAACCATAGACATTCAGGTTGACGCAAAGTATCCCATGTTCGAAAACGGGCAAGACGTGCTGTCAATCTGGCACTTCGAGAACGAAGACGAGCGGGATTTCATACTGAAAGATTTACGTAGGTTTAGGGAACAACAAAAGAAAGGTTTAGCATGACAGAACGTGAATTATCTTTTGGAGAAAAGGCAGTGGGGTTGACGTTTAACCCTAGCAATTCACACGAGGTTGACAAATGTAAGCAAGAGTTCGCCGCGGTCATTGACCGCATGAACTACCTGCGTAACTTGACGGATAATCCAGAGGTCAAGCGCATGGCCAGTGTGGCCATCACTGAGGCACAAACAGCCCAAATGTGGGCAGTCAAAGCAATTACTTGGAAAGGCTGATATGACACCTGTTGACCCATGGATCCACCGGTCCAAAGGCATGAGTTGCGCTACCTGCATGTGGTTTGTGGAGAAAGCGGCGACAGTAGAAGTGGAAAAAGTGGTTGGACGTTGCCGTCGACATGCGCCAACAATGGGAGGCTATCCGACAGTCTTTTTTAACGACTGGTGCGGTGATCATAAACTTGACGAAAATAAGGTGTAATTATGGCAAACGAAGCAACAAATTTATTGGCAAGCTTGGGCGTAAAGTCAAAAGAGCAGAAGGCCATGGAAATGGCCGGAGCGGTGACACGTTTAGTTGTCAACGAGGCGTTACGTGAGGCAAAGGCCCGCGCCCAGATCCGCGACTCAAATACTCAGGTTCAGAGGGTCGAAAAGCCCTCGCAAAATGGGTAATTCTATATAGGAAAGGCCTTTTTAGGCCTTGAATATAAGGTAACACCATGGCAACCAAATCCAAATACGAGTTCAAACCGGAGATGTGCGACCAACTGATAGAGTTGGGCAAGGTAGGCGCGTCCCAAAAAATGATGTTTGCAAGCGTCGGAATCAGTTCCGCGGCCGCGCAGACGTTTAAGAAAAACCACCCAGAGTTCGCTGAAGCACTGGACATGGCCATCACCCACTCACAGGCTTACTGGGAAACCCAGTTGCTTGCCAACGTGGAGAACAAGGCCTTTAACAGCAGGGTGGCTGAGATCGCGTTGAGGGGCCAGTTTCCCTCTGACTACCGTGACGACAAGAGCAACAAGCTTGAAGTCAAGGCCGACGTCGTGTTGGATTTTTCTGGTGCAGTTACCGACCTAATTACGGCGCTTAAAAAAGCGGCGTAACAAACTGTCGGTACTTGTCAATAAGTACCGACATTTCGTAAGCCCCTCGCGGGGCTTTTTTCACCTTTGTATAAAGGAGAGCATCATCACAGCACATGCACTACTCAGTGCCTCAGGGTCCAAGCGTTGGATGTCTTGTACACCAAGCGCGCGACTAGAGGCCGTACTCCCCGAACCTAAACGAAAATCAGGCGCGTTTGACTTCAGCCAAGAGGGCACCACAGCCCACTCTATGGCAGAGGCCAAGCTACGCCGGCATTTTGGTCAAATGACGGCCAAGGAGTACAACGAGGCCATTGCAGAGGTCAAGGCAACACCCTACTACGACGAGGACTTCGAGGCGCATGTAGACAACTACGTGCTCTACGTTCGTTCGCAGATTGGCGAGGGGGACACCCCTTACTTTGAGCAACGAGTGGACTTCAGTGAGTGGGTGCCAGACGGCTTCGGCACGGCCGACGTGGTTATCATGAGCGAGAACAAGGTTCGCGTGATTGATCTGAAATTCGGCAAGGGTGTCGCAGTGGACGCCGCGGACAACCCACAACTGAGGCTGTACGGCCTTGGTGGTTGGTACAAGTATAGGGAAAACTACCCCCGTATAACCCATGTCGAATATACTATTCACCAGCCCCGACTGGACAGCATCACCACCGAAACGGTGACGCTAGAAAGTTTGCAAGACTGGGCCGAGCATGTAGTAAAACCCAAGGCCAAGAAGGCGTATGCCGGCCAAGGGGATTTTGTGGCAGGAGATCATTGTCAGTTTTGCCGAGCAAAGGCCCAGTGCCGAGCTCGTGCAGACTTTAACAATGTGGCCGCGGCGGCCGATTTTAAGGCACCCGCACTCCTAGCAGACAGCGAGTTGGCAAAGGTACTCAAGGACGCTTCCAAGACACGCAAGTGGTTGGCAGATGTTGAAGATTACATGTTGACACAGGCTACGGACCATGGCATAGTGCCTACAGGTTACGAGTTGGGGCAGTCAAGCACAAACCGTAAAATTGAGGCGCAAGAGGATGCGGCGAAAAAGTTGCAGAAAGCAGGGTTTGATGATATATTCACCACACCCAGTTTAAAATCTGTGGCACAATTGGAAAAGCAGGTAGGCAAAGGGCACCTCCAAGAAATTCTTGGTGACCTGATTGTCAAGCCGGCAGGGGAACCAAAACTGGTGCCCTCGAAGTTGAAGGAAGAGTTTGGGTCTTGAGAGCCGCCTATTTTAAAGTGCTCTCGAATTAGTAAACAAGGAGGCCAAGATGGCCAAGAATGAAAAAGTAGTGACCGGTAAAGTTCGTTTCTCTTACGCTAACGTGTTCAAGCCCGTTGCAAGTGAAGAGGGCAAAACCCCCAAGTACTCTGTGTCGGTGATTATCGACAAGAAGGACAAGGAGACTATTGACAAGATCAACGCGGCTTTTGAAAAGGCCAAGCAAGCAAGCGCGGCCTACTTCGGTGGCACAGTGCCTAAGGGCCTTAAAGGCGGCCTGCGTGACGGCGACGCGGAGAAGGATGACCCTGCGTACGAGAACGCGTTTTTCATCAACGCCAACACCGTGCAAAAGCCCGGAGTTGTGGACGCTGAGTTGAACGCAATTATTGACCCAGAAGAGTTCTATTCTGGTTGCTACGGCCGAGTGTCTTTGACATTCTACCCATACAACCAACAGGGTTCTAAGGGCATTGCCTGCGGTTTGGGCAACTTGCAAAAGCTGGAAGACGGCGATCGTTTGGGTGGTGGTTCTTCTGCCGCCTCTGACTTCGCGGTCTAAGTAGGTTGGGGGCCTAGCCCCCAATTTTTGTTTAATATTCTGAACATTTATCATGATCAAACTTGAGTTCTCTGTTGACGAAGTCAACCATATCTTGACGTTGTTGGGCAAGCTCCCATTCGCTGAAGTTAACATGACCATCATGGCCATCGTTGACCAAGGCCGACCACAAGCAGAAGC